TATTATATTAAATATTTATTGTATATTTGCAACAGCTAAATACAATAAGAGACAGGGGAGAGTCTTTATAAAATCCCATTTAATTTTAATTTTAATATAGGCTTAGCCTTGATAAGTAGTGGTACAATTCCCTTGTGTCTTGTTGTGTTTAGCGACCCACGAAAGTCAAGGTTTTTTTGTTTTCGTGGTTTTAAAGGGAATTTAAATTTTTATAATATGCTAAACACAACAACAATTGCACAACCTGTGAAACATAGTAGCAGAGTGCTTAGAAGAGTGAAAAAAAATCTAATAGAGCCAGTAGATTTTGCAGAAGTTTTCGGGGGAAGCCTGCAGATGAAGTTGGTAGGAGGATGCTACTACTGCGGATTCCAAAACGAGGAGCAGAGAGCTCACGCTTGGGGCAGTTCCTTTACTAGAGCCTACAGAAATATGCTTAAAAACTTTCACGAAAAATATATGATATGAAAGGGAATAAAGAATATATAGAGGTTCAAGGGGCAAAACTCTCAGAAGAATGTCTGGAATATATCAAGCTGAACCAGCAGAACGAAAGCTTTGGCTTTAGGGAGCAGCTGGATAAGATAAACACTTATCTCAATAAACTCCTCACGGCACATCTTTATTTAGAAACCGAGGAAGAAAAAAAAGAAGTAATGGATGTTATCTATGGACTTATTTTTCTTCGAGATGATATCAATAAGTTTATACTATAACTTATGGAAGATTACAAAGAAAAGATAAAAGAGCTGTTTCTGCGGTATTACAGGAACATCGGCGAGGAACAGGAAAAAACCTATCTCTCCACCAAGAGGATCCTAGAAATGGTGGTGGGGGTAATTCCTTCAAAGCCTATCAGCGAGCATGATATCTATGAATGCATGACGGATATGGGCTTTTACCAAGAGTTGGAAATTGTCTACGGACAAATATGTATCTTTGAAGGAGATAAAGAAAAAGGCATTCCTGCTGAATATGACAGAGTCGAAGTAGACCGAGTATTCAAATGGGTGGTTTTTGAAAAGAAACACGGAGTATAAACTTTCGCCCAGCATATAGAATGAAGACTATTGCTGGGCGTTTTTTTTGTTGTAACTTTGGGATATGGAATACAGAGATGAATTAGAAATCGCACAAAAAGCAGAGCAGATGCTCACGGGTGCTATTCGTAATAAAACCAATTCTTTTGCGGACCACTACAATGGGAAAAAAGAAGATGAACCAAGTCTCAAACAGGCATCTGCTAAATCCTATGTGAAAAAATACGGTAGGAAGAAAGACGGAAACCAGCAGATTTTCTTACGCAGGCTGGTTATTCGTATGGCTCGGCACGGCTTTGTTCAGCACTATGGTGTCAATAGTCTGCGTGCTGGTGGGTTTAGGAAATCCAAATTGGGGAATTCATATCACTATGATGCCCACGATATGGAGATGAGAGCCCAGCCATTTATAGGAGATGCTATCAAACAAAGTGATGTAGTAGAGTTTGTTTCCCAGAATGTAGCAGAACTCAGAGCGAAGAATTTCGCTGAAGAGCTTATATTTCCACTTTCGCATTTTGCTAAATGAAAATAATTACTTAATTTAGAGGTATGAAAAACACACAGTCTTTTTTACTAATGCTCCTTATCTTCCTTGCTGTTGGAGGAGTAAATGCTGTTTTAGGACTTTTGGTTCTTTCTTATGCGTTGATTTCTAAGTTTTGGTTTGTTATATTATACATTCCCTCTCTTGTTCTTTTGGGTGTGCTTTTTAGTAGGATTAAATTTCCAAACACTATTTACAGAATGGGAGGCTGGAGTTTAGTAGTCGGTTTTTTAGGGCTGCTGGGAATAGTTTTTTACTCAATTTTTATTAAAAATATAGATGAAAAAGTGCTTTATATATTTGTTAGTATAGCGACTACGGGGATGATTATTACTTATCCTTTTCTTCAAACAGAAAAATAGAACATTCATAACATTCACATAATTGAACAATGGCGGACTGAGTTTTCAGTCCGTTTTTTTGTCCTTTGGAGAGAAACAGAAAAAATCAATCTTTGGGAATTAAAGATTGAACATGGCAAAGAATGTATCTACAACAATAGTTTTAAAGGTAAACGGAAAAGATGTTGAAAATTCTTTCAGTGGGTTAAGCAAGGAAGCCCGAACCTTGGAGAGTGAGCTTCGGAAACTCACACCAGGAACTGAAAGGTTCATGAGAAAAGCTGCGGAACTCAAAGAGGTAAAAGAGCATTTTTCAAGAGTAAAAAGTGAGATTGATGCTGTAAGCGGAAAGCTAAAAGAGTCAGAAGGCTTTTTAGGGAAATTTCGCTCCAAACTTTCTGATATAGGACTCAGTTTTGGAAATCTCGGTGTAGGTTTGGCTGGTCTCCATTTGAAAAACACAGCAGAAGAACTACTCAAAGTATCTGATGCTATGGCGGATGTTCAGAAGACTACAGGCATGGCACTGGATGAAGTGAAACAGCTCTGGGAGGCTTTCGATGATATGGACACCAGAACCTCCAAGATGGACAGGCTCAAGATTGCCGAAGTGGGCGGTCGGCTTGGTGTTCCTAAGGAGGAAATGGCATCTTTCGTTCAAGAGGTAGACAAAGCATATGTTGCCCTGGGAGATTCTTTCGACGGCGGTTTAGAGGGCGTGGTGGATTCTTTGGGAAAAATCAAAGGATTATTCGAGGAGACCAAAGGGCAGAGCTATGCCGATGCTATCAATGGCGTAGGTTCTGCCTTGAATGAACTTGCTGCATCGGGAACAGCCAGTGAGGGAAATATTTCAGATTTTGCTCTTAGAATAGGTGCTTTGCCCGATGCACTCAAGCCATCTATTGATAAAGTCTTAGGGCTTGGTGCAGCGTTTGAAGAATCTGGGGTGGATTCTCAGATAGCGGCTTCGGGATATTCTAACTTTATGAAGGTGGCAGGGGAGAACATCGGACTGTTTGCCCAGTCTATGCATATGTCCACGGCGGAGGCGAAAGAATTATTTAATACCAATCCAGAAGAATTTTTCTTAAGATTTTCCGAGGGAATGCGTGGTGTAGAAGCCACAAATACGGTTGAGATTTTTGACAGCCTTGGGTTAAAATCCTTGGAGGTTCAGAAGGCAGTCGGTGCAGCTGCCAATAGAACTGATGAATTCAGAGCCGCTATGGAAAGGTCTGGCAAAGCTATGGCTGACGGAACTTCCCTTTCAGATGAATTTAGCAAGAAGAATAACAACGCAGCCGCAATAGTGGAAAAGCTGAAAAATGCTTTTGCGGATATGTTTACTTCTAATAATATTATCAATCTTTTTGAGGATGTTATCCGTGTGGTTGGCTTCATTACAGGAGTGACCAAGGAGGCAGGAGACGGCATAAGGGAATTTAAAGACAGGCTTGTTTTTTTAGCAAAAATCATCGGGGTGATGGTTACTGCTATGGTCAGTTATAAAGCAGCAATGTATCTTATTGCTCTTTCCACCCAAAAAGCCTATCAGCAGACCATTTTATATAATGCAGTCCAGAAGGTTAAAATTGCAATAGAGTCGGCAGCAAAGGGCGTTTCTCTTTTGTATGCAGCTGCTAAGGCTAAATTAACAGGAAATACTGCTGGAGCAACTGCAGCAATGAGAGCCTTTAATATGACTACTAAAATGAACCCGATTGGTTTATTAGTCGCAGCTATAGGTGCAGCGATAGTAGCATATAAACTTTATCATAAGGAAGTAGATGCAGCTACACAAAAACAGAAAAATCTAAATGATGCTTTTGTAGAGGCAGAAAAAAGTATTGTTTCTCAAAAAAATGAGCTGGACCAGCTTATGAAAACTGCCAGAGACGAAACTTTATCCAAAGAACAAAGGCTGGAGGCGATTAAAAAACTCAACGAAATTTCTCCAGAGTATTTAGGTTTCTTGAATTTGGAAAATATCAATACTCAAGAAGCCACTAAAGCGGTCGATAAATACACCGAGCATCTCTTAAAAATGGCAAGAGTAAAAGCCCTTACAGCTAAAATGGATAAAATAGGAGAGCAGATTATTGATAAAGAAAACGAATCACTGGGCGAAAACCTTGGTTTAGTTGATAAAGCAGCTAATAAAATAAGTAATTTATTTGGAGGAAAAGATGTTGTAAATCTTGATAAAAATGAAGCTGTTCAATATCAAAAATGGCTGAAAGCTGTAGGAAAAAAACGAGCAGATGAGTTAAAAAAAGAATATGCTCATGTTTATGAAAAAAGAAAACAAGATGTACAAGGTTTAACAGACCAGCAGAGAGCACTTGCAGAGGAAATAAAAAAAATACAAGGAGAAGAGGGAGGAACCGCTCCTGCTTCTAATAAACCAGTAAATAGTGCTGTTGCAAATCCGACAAAAAACAAGACTCCCAAAAAGAATTCGGGAGAAGATAAATCCAAATCTGTTTATGAAAAATCATTAGAAGATAAGCGTAAATATGACAAAGAACTTCTGGACGCTCATAGAAAATACGAAGATGAAAGGGAAAAAATTCAGCTCGAAGGTTATGAGAAGGAAAAAAGACTTTTGGAAACCGAGCATAATCGGAATTTAGAAGATATCGAGAATCAGAATAAAGAAAAGAAAGATGCTATTGCTAAAGTAGAACGAGAGATTTCTGATTTTCAAAAAGCAAAAGCAGGAGCAAGTCCTCAAGCCCAAAAGAATTATGATGCTGCGATACAGAATAAAAGAGAAGAAATCGCAGTTATCAACTCCATTATTGCGCAGAATAATAAAATCAAAGAGCAGATGGAGCATACACATCAGCTGAAAATAAAAACAATTGATGAAAAAGCAGAACTTGAGAAACATCAGCGTGATATCACGAATCTGCAGAAGGAGGCTGCTCTTATTCATGAGAAGAATGAGAATGAAATCACAGAAATTAAAACCATGGCGGAAGCAAGGGAAAAACTTGCTGAAATGGAATTTTTGAAACTTAGTGATCAAGAGCTGAAAAACATTCATACGCTAGAAGACGCCAAAAAAGCATTGAGAGAAAATGCAAACAGAGCTGCACTGCAGGCGCAGATAGAGCTTTTCAAAAAAGAGCAAAAAATATTGGAGGACTTACTCAGCAATCCAAATGTATTTTCTGAAAAATCAGTGCAGGAACTTAAAGAAAGAATAGCATCCATCACGACAGAAGTCAATAAGCTGAATGCTGCCAAGAATGGAAATGAAGTAGGTGATGAATCCCAAATTCAGAAAGATGCCCGTAAGGAAATGGACAAAGTCGATATTCTTGGGTTTTCGGTTACCCAGTGGAGCGATACTTTCAAAAACCTAGACACTACCGAGCGCAAGCTTCAAGCTGTAATGATGGGTGTGCAGGCGCTGAAAAATGCATTTTCTCAGTTTTCCGAACTTCAGCAAAGACTTAATGAGCGAGAACTCAGAAGTTTTACCAAAGGGCAGGACAACAAGAAGAAAGAGCTTCTGCGACAGCTGAATGAAGGCTACATCAACCAGGAACAATATCATAAAGGTGTCCAGCTATTAGAGGAGGAAACCGATGCAAAGAAAGCAGAATTGGCAAACAGACAAGCTAAAATTCAAAAAGCAATGGCGATTGCACAGATTGCTATCAATACAGCTCAAGCAATTATCGGAATATGGGCGCAGGTTCCTAAGTTTGATTTTGGTATTTCCGCTGGGGTTCTTACTGGTGTGGTGTCGGCTTTGGGTGCTGCGCAGATTGCAGCGGTTCTTGCTCAGCCAGATAGTTTTGACAAAGGTGGTTTTACAGGTGGGGGCTTTGGTTCTCCTGATAGTTCTGGATTCAGACCAGCGGGAATAGTCCACGAGAACGAATATGTCACTCCTAAATGGATGCTTCAGAATCCAGTGGTTGCTGATGTAGTAGACTGGATGGAAAGTATCCGAACAGGCAGAACACAAGCGCCAAGAGGCTACGCAGAAGGAGGTTTTACAGGCGGAGGACAGACTTCGGGAGGGGATGTTCAGACTCCTGCAACGGCTCAGATGGTTTTAGGAGCAGAAATGCAGCCAATTTTATCAGACTTGAAACAAGTTCTTTCCGAACTAAAAGAAAACGGAGTAGAAGCGTGGATGGTAGAGAATGCCGAAAACGGTAAAAGACTGAAAAACGCAATAAAACAATTTGAAAATATAGAGAAAAGAAATGCGAGAAAATAAAAATTCTTTCCAAAAATTCAGGGTTTTTGATAACGACCCGATGAATAAGCTTTGCGACCAAGTGATTTCCTTGGTCGAAGAGCTGACAAATGAAACGCCTGCTGTGTGTGGTTCTGTAGCGAAAGTGTTCGGGGAACAGCTGCAAGAAGACTACACGCCGAAAGATGTAGATTTCGTAGTGAGCAGGTGGGCTTTCCGCCAATTGCTATGGAAAATTCCTACGGAAATTACAGGCGTAAAAATGATTGAGCAAAATCCCAATAGAATAATTCTCTTTACGAATTATCGATATTGTATAGAGATATGGGTTCATAATGCGGTTTCAGAAAAAAGAGAGTTAAAAAAATATCAAAACGAAATTCTTTATACAGATTATGGCAAAGAAAATTAGATTAAAAAAGATTGCGGTTTGTGATAATTGGCAACTTACCTCGCAAAATGGTTATGAATGCGGCGGATACAAACAAGAAGACGCTCCTTTGGTAGAGTGGGATGTGAATCCTCCTACTATTGTTTTTGAATACATCAAAGGCAAAGGAATGCCCAGCCAGCAGACCAGCAGGCTGACTTTCCCAGAACTAGATTTGTGGAATGATGCTCCATATAAGAAGTTTGTCTATAAAACTCGGGTGACTTATAACCTTGGAGCATCGAACTGGTTAAATGTCAGCACCAAGGAAAAGATATTTAGAGAGGGGGGAAACAGCGGAAAGATTAACCCACGCCAAGCAGATGTTCTTTTAGATGTTACAGGGCTTGCGGGACTGAGTGCGGGAAGATATTCAGCATCTATCATCTACGAGGCTTACGGGATAGATGACAGAGGCGGTGAGCATTACATAGAGCCGAGTTCTGTTTCTGTGACTGTTAAACTAGAAGTTAAGCAAGGGCAGGCTTCTCCATCGGATTTGGTGACAGACAAGACCGATCTTGTTCTGACTTACAACAAGGCGACAAAGACCCTTAGTGGAGATACCAGGTTAGAAGTCCGCACTACGGAGCCTATTACTTTTAATATTACTCCAGATTGGGAGTCTTTTTATCCTTTTTCTTTGGATATTTTGAAAGAAACTGATAAAAGTGTTATACAAATATCAAAGTCTGCATATTCAGACACCACTCCAGTAGATTCTACTTATGAATTTCATGCAGAAATAAAAGCGGGAGGAAAGAAAAAGACGATTATAATTTTATTTAAAACTATTTCGGGAGAAGTAGTGAAAGATTTTGATTTTTCTCCAAGAATTTTTGAAGATACTTTAATAAAAGGGGTAGATTCTGCAAAAACTTTCACTGCGGATATAGTCAACCCAAATAATTTAGAAATCAGCGTTTCTCTAAAACCATCATTCATAGAAACTGCTGTAATAGAAGGTGGAAAACTGAAAATTACCACAGTAAAACCAGAGAGTCTTGCTGTGGGAGCTTACAGTGGAGAAATACTGCTTTCAGCTGGGACAATAGAAAAAAGTTTTTCAGTGAGGCTGAAGATAGCAGAGAGTTTAAAATCAGATTTTAGAGGCGAAGCCTATTATTTTGCTCTAGACAAGAACAAAATAAAGATGAGCCAGAATAATCCTTTCTCCAGTTATGTGAAAATGAAATTGGAGATGTTTTTCAAAGGCTATCAGCAGGAATACCAAGAGGTTCAAGAGTATGAATATCTTTATTTCAAAAATGAAGTAGAGATTTTCCCTGGAGAGGAAATCCAAGACTTCTTTGCAAGATGCAGAGAACTTTATCCGTTGAATGATGTAGGTTATCAGTATAGCTTTGCACTCGTAAATATTACTATTACCGAGCATAATGCAGATGATGAACAGCTTTCAGAATATCAGATAAAGAATGTTTTCTTTGTTCCTGGCAGAAGACCACGATGTTTTCCATTGTTTACCAATCATCCTATGCGCAGAACCTATCCAGAATCTGTAATCCGAATCAGTGCAGATGCTATTTCGGAAAAGGCAGAATTTGTTCCGCTGATGAATATTTATCAAGGAGGAAAACCCGCTTTTGAGAAGAAAAACGAGGTTCGATCTCATAATTTTATCCGAAAATTATTCGCTGGAAAAGAGAATGAAATTATTACTGCTGGGGAGATTAAATATATTCCGTTCCCAGAGGTTGAAAATCCGATTCATATCTTCTTTGAAACGGAGAACTTGGTATTTGAGTGGTTCTCTGCTCACGATAAATACCGAATAATTTCGGAGTTTGAGCATTATTTTGATGCTGAAAATAAATTGAAATATGGCAGCAAACGAAAGAAATCGCTAACTATCAACACAGGCTGGATTCTTCGGGAGGAAATTGCGCTGATAGATGACCTGCTGGGGTCTAATCTGTGTTTTATCATGATTGGCAATTTAAGGCTGAAAGCTGTAGCTGTGGGTAAGAAAAACGAAATGTACGACACCAGCGAACATCTGTTTCAAATGGATTTAGAGTTTAATGTGATAGATACCAAGTAAGTTATGCAGGACAAATTTATAACCAATGAAGGAATAGAGATTCCGCTGGACGGACTTTCGTTTAGTTTCACTGAAGAAAATCCAAGGTTCAAGGACAGCTTCTGGACCAACTACACTTTGCCCATAGAGTGTCCTTATACGGTGGAATTCCTTAGGAAAATAGGTCAGTTTTCTTCGCTTGATAATTCAAAACTTAAGCGGTTTCATGATGGAATCCATATTCATGAAGGGAAGCGGCGAAAAGGAAAAATTGAAATTTTGGAGTTTGGGACAAAATCGCTAAAATTCCAGATTGATTCTGGATTTGAAAACTTGCCGAATTTTGACAAAAAACTAGCAGATTTGCCTCTGCATAATTTCGAAGTTCCAGACATCTACCAGCACGCCAATGAAGTCGTGGAAAAGAGTTATCCCGCATCAGATTATAATTTTCCAAAACTCTATACAGATGAATACAATCTGGACAGTGAGGAATGGAAATATTTCGATTCGATGATAAACAACAGAGTGCAGGAACAGGGAAAGGCTGAAAAGAGTTTCCCTAGAAATAGAGTAGAGGACGGAATGGATGTTTATAATAAAAACATCATCCATCCGATGCCTTACCTACTGTATGTTCTGAAGGCTGGGTTTAAAGATGCAGGGTTCCAGCTTATGGGGGATATTCTTAGTGATGAGCATCTGCTTCAGCGATGTATTTTTACCGATAAAAACTACTACACCACAGGAGACCAAAAACTACATAAACTCAGCATGTTCAAGGAGGAAGTATATTTGACCGAGCGGACTCCTGGGGGCGATATGTTTGGAAAGTGGAAAAAATCAGTAGTGATAGAGGCGCCAGGGAAATACAGAATTTATTTCAAAGTGCATAATGCATTGAAGGGCGCTGATGTTAATCTCTATTATGGAGGCAAGCATGTTTATTCTTTCGGTGCTGGTAATCAGCTCCAAGTGGTGGAGAATTTAAGCTTTGTTTTAGATGTCAGCGAGCAGGACGCCGTGGATAGGAAGGAATTTGTCTTTGAATATTACGGCTATTTAGAGGCGCCGCATTTAATGGATTCTTCTAAAAAAGATATAGGTCTGGCGTATATGGAAATCCGACCGATGAGACAGCACACCATAGAGGGCAATGTGATTCCGTATGTATTCAATTTTAACAGGGTTAATCTTAAAAAAGCAGTGCCAGATATGTCGTTCGGGGATTTGGTGACCATCATCAAGAACTGGCGGAACTATGACCTTACTTTTGATGGCTCCAAGGCTATAATGAATCTTATTAGAATTGATAAGAGCAAGGAGCCAGAGGATTTCAGAGCCTTTGAGGTAGAAAATCCTATCAGGAAATTTACTGATAAAGAGTATTTTCATTTGAAATTTCCAGAAGTAGAGGGAATGGAAAACAGAAATATTTTCTTCAATGAAAAAGGCTATCAGCTCAATCCTCATTTTGTGCCTGAAAATACTACAGAAGTTACTGTTAATGGCTTTTGTCTTCCGATGGCGTTTTTCCGTGGTGCTAATACTGCCAAGGCATACAAGGAAAGTTCCTTGATGCTGGTTTATTACGCAGGGCTGGACAGAGATGGTGATAACCACGCCACCAATCCGAGAGGGCTAGAAGGAGAGGAGTGCGCCGAGCATCTTAAGCCTTGGTATATGAACAGGTTGTCTAACTTCAGTTACAAATGGACATTCATTGCGGAAAAAAACAAAATCCGTAAGTATGATATCCGCTCGGAAATTTTTGCCTATAATAAAAGGCACTGGATAAAATCCTGGGTAAAAAATTCCATTTCGGACAAGCACTATTCTATAGAAATAGAAACTGAAACTTATTAGTCTTTTGCTCCTATTTAGGGGCAAAAGTTTTTTAATCGAAGATGTTTGTCGTTAGTGCAGCTTCTTCATCTATAATATGAACATACTTCATTGTAGTCATTATTTTAGTGTGTCCCAATAACTTTTGCAGATTTTCCACCTTTCCGCCTTTGATTAGGTAATTGGTAGCAAAGCTGTGTCTTGCTGTATGGAATGATATATTTTTTTTGATTCCACATATTTTAGCAATTTCCTTGATTTGCTTATTGATGTGAACTCCTGCTTTTTTTGCGATGAACAGCATAGGGTTGTTGTCTATTATTTGTCGGCATTTCTGTCCTATTCCTATGATTTGGCGCATTTTCGTTTTAATCGAAATAAACTCAAAGGTGTCAGCATTGAAGTCATCACGATTTCTTTCCATAACATCGGAAATTCTCAGTCCTGTATAGCATGAAAATAGAAAATATCCCAAACTTAACTTCAAATGTTCTGGAATAAAAGAAGAATAGTAGTATTCCTCCATTTTCTTTATTTCTTCTTCTTTGAGCCAAATGATTCTTCCTCCTGTAGAACCGACCTTGACCCAATCCAAATTTACATAGATTTTTATTCCATTCGCTTTTGCCATGCGAAGGTATTTCTTGATGATGCTGATATTGGTATTTACTGTAGCAGAATTATTTCCTAATTTTTTTAAATAGGATCTGTATTTGTCGAACCAAAGCAAATTGATATCTGGAAAAGAGCTTGGTATTTTGGAGTTTTTGAGCTTATTGAATATTCCTTTATGTTTTATTATGGTAGATTCTGACAGGTCTTGGTCTTGGATTACATGCTCAAAGAATTGCACCAAATCATAACTTGGTGGCGCATTTTTCAGCTGATTCAGAAACATATCCATCGTAAGTGGGGTTTCAGAAAGTCTGTGTTTGACAATGATGTTAGTGATTCTGTTTTCTAATTGTTTCAGAATAAGATTGTAATCATCTGCTTCATCGCATTTGATAACTTTTTTCTTTTCTTTATCCCAGTGTTTTTCTTCTATTTTTAATAAAGTAGAGATTCTTGCTCTTTTTCCGTTCAATCTTACATTGAGATAAATAGGTGACTTTCCAGATTTGTCACTCTCTTTTTTTATAAAAAAATTGTAGTTCATAGCTGCATAGAGATAAGCAGCATCTTTTCCAAAGCTTATGTTTTCTATCATTTCAGTTATGTTTTAAAAATTAAAACACAACCAGGCACTACTTTTATCTACTGAGTGACCAACATAGAGACCGAAACACAAAAAAAGAGGAATAATAAACCCTTAATAAAACCTCTAAAAATCAGTGATTTCGCAATTAAGTTTATTATTCCTCCTTTACTTAGTAGCGGGAGCAGGACTCGAACCTACGACCTTCGGGTTATGAGCCCGACGAGCTACCTACTGCTCCATCCCGCGGTATTGTTTTGCAAATATACAACATTTTTTTTAACTACCAAATTTTTCACAAAAAAATGCATTTGAAAATTTTCAAATGCATTTTAATAATTGTTTTTCCTAGTTCACCAATATTCTTTGGATGATTTGTGCAACAAGTCCTACACCAAAACCTATCAATGCCATAGTACATGCAGATTTTGCTTTTACAGGTGCTTTATCTTTATTAACAAAATAAATAATAGCTCCTGCGATAGGAATACAAAATGAAAGTACTTTCAGCCCTAATTCCAAATCATCTTGATTCTGTGGTTGATCTGCATTAGGATTTTGATTTAAATTTAAATCACTCATAATTAAACAAATTTTAAGATTAATTCAGCTATAAATATTCCTGTAATAGAGACCAAGGACATCGTTCCTACGCCTGCCATTAGCCCTGTAATTAGTCTTCTCATATTGGTGCTTTCCTTATTATAATAGGCCTGAATAAAGCCATCCAAGTAAGTGGGAACTATCAGTAAAATAGTTATCCAAAAATTAAGGGATACCACACCAAATAAGAAGAATGGAAAAGAAAGATACCCCAGATGTATCCCTGTGCATCTTGCACAAACGGGAAACTGTTTTCCTTTCCAAAAGAAAGACCTTTCGGGTTTTCTATGGCAAAAGCTAAAATGAAGTTTTACTCTTTCTTTCTCTTTCATAATTATTTCGCAAATGTAAAAAAAATTAAGAAAATATGGAATACTATAGAAAAAACTATTCTTTATTCATAATAAAATGGTTTGAAAAAAAATTATTACTTTTGCCTCCGTAAAATATATATATGCAAAACATTAGAAATATCGCAATTATTGCCCATGTAGACCATGGGAAAACTACTTTGGTGGATAAAATCATTCATGCTACCAATATTTTTAGAAAGAGTGATGAATCAGGGGATTTGATTATGGATAATAATGACCTGGAGAGAGAAAGAGGAATTACCATTTTATCTAAAAATATCTCTGTAACTTATAAAGACACGAAAATCAATGTGATAGACACCCCTGGGCACGCCGATTTTGGGGGAGAAGTGGAAAGAGTTTTGAAAATGGCTGACGGGGTTGTTCTCTTGGTAGATGCATTCGAGGGGCCAATGCCACAGACAAGATTCGTGCTTCAAAAAGCTTTAGAACTAGGGTTGAAACCAATAGTGGTTATCAATAAAGTAGATAAAGATAACTGCCGACCAGATGAAGTTCATGACAAAGTATTTGACCTGTTTTTCAACCTAAATGCTACGGAAGAACAGCTGGATTTCCCTACATATTATGGATCATCTAAACAAGGCTGGTTTAACACAAGTTTGACTCCTGCTGATAGTATTTTACCTTTATTAGATGGGATTTTAAAACATGTTCCAGCACCAAAAGTAGAAGAAGGAGCGCTGCAAATGCAGATAACATCGCTTGATTATTCATCTTTCTTGGGAAGAATTGCCATTGGTAAAGTTACCAGAGGTTCTGTAAAAGAAGGGCAGTGGATAGGACTTTCACAAGAAGGCGACAAAATAGTAAAAGGAAAAGTAAAGGAACTGTATGTATTCGAGGGGTTAGGAAAGAAAAAAGTAGAGGAAGTTTTTGCGGGTGATATCTGTGCGATTGTAGGTTTTGATGCGTTCCAGATTGGTGATACTTTCGTAGATTTGGAGAATCCAGAGCCTCTGCCGAGAATTGCTATTGATGAACCTACTTTAAATATGACTTTCTCTATCAATAACTCGCCGTTTTTCGGGAAAGATGGTAAGTATGTGACTTCTAACCACTTGAAAGAGAGATTAGAAAAAGAATTAGAGAAAAACTTGGCTCTTCGTGTTCAAGGGACTGATGATGCGAATACTTTCTTGGTGTTCGGTCGTGGTATTCTTCACCTTTCAGTTTTGATAGAAACGATGAGAAGAGAAGGATATGAAATGACCATCGGGCAACCACAAGTTATCCTAAAAGATATTGACGGAGAGAAATGTGAGCCGTATGAATCTTTGGTGGTGGATGTTCCAGAGGAGTTTGCATCCAAGGTTATCGACCTAGCAACTCAGAGAAAAGGAGATCTGCACATTATGGAAACCAAAGGAGAAATGCAGCATTTGGAGTTTGAAATTCCTTCCAGAGGGCTTATAGGGCTTCGTTCCCAAATGCTTACTGCAACGGCTGGAGAGGCTATTATGGCGCATAGATTTGTGGATTATAAGCCTTTCAAAGGTGCTATCGCTGGTAGAAACAATGGGGTTTTAATTTCTAAAAACCAAGGTCAAACTACAGCGTATTCCATTGAAAAACTACAAGATAGAGGTAAGTTCTTCGTAGATCCAGGGGAAGAAGTATATGCAGGTATGATTGTAGGAGAGCAGAACAAACCTGGGGATTTAGTAGTAAATATCGTGGAAGGAAAACAGCTGAACAATATGCGTGCAGCAGGTAAGGATAAAGATGGAAGCATCGCGCCTAAAATCCTTTTCTCACTAGAAGAATGCATGGAATATATCCAGCATGATGAGTGTATAGAGGTGACTCCTAATTTCATCAGAATGCGTAAAAAACTTTTATCTGAAGAAGATAGAAAAAGAGCAGAAAGAAGCGCTAAAACAGAATAACAATAAAATCCTCCAAATTTGGGGGATTTTTTATTATATTTGTGCTAAACATATTTAGACTATGCTAAACAAAAAAAATACACTTATAAGCGTTATCACAGGATGCTCGGTCGTGGCAGCTGTTTTTTTAATGATGAACGGCTGTTCCCGAGTAGAACCGAACTATGAAGGCGTTCTGATGGAAAATTACGGTAGAAACGGAAAAGCAGATTTTTCAACCGTTTCTGGGCGACAATGGACATTATTCCCAGGGGTGGAACTTTATCAAGTACCAATGTTTGAGACCAGTGGCGACCCGCAAGCAGTGCAGGTTTCTGCGAAAGATGCAGGCGTTTTCACGGTAGACCCTTCCTATCAGTATCAGCCCATTAGAGGCAAAGGGGTAGATATTGTATTCAATTACAAGCATTTAGGTATAAACCAGCCAGAGGTAATGATGGACAATGTAGAAAACTCTATCCTAAATAAACTGGTAACCAATGCCTACCGAGAAGAAGCCAGAAACTATACTACGGACAGTCTGATGAATAACCTTAATTCGTTTGAAAAGCAAGTGGAAGTCAGACTTAAAAAAGATTTTGAGAATAAATTTTTTCAGCTAAACAATTTGACTTCTGGGCTTAAACCTCCTGCTTCTATGGCAAAGGCTATTGAGCTGAGAAACAATGCGATACAACAAGCAGAGCAAGTGAAAAATGAACTCCAAGTTTCTAAAATGAACCTTGAGAAAGCCAAAATCGATGCCGAAGCCAACCGTGTAAGAGCCCAAGGACTTGACAACAAGATTTTACAAGAAAAATGGATAGAAGCCATAAGAAATACCAATAATAAAGTAATCATCACCGATGGTAAAACACCTGTAATACTACAATAATGAAACACAAAATACTTTACATCTTACTATTCATCGTAGGAAATGGAGTTCTTATTTACATAGACAGATTATGTTTCCAGAATCAGCCTGTATGGGGCTTCACGGCTATATTTTTTCATTTAATTTTGCTGATAAATTTCCCTTATAACAAATTGAAATAAAAAAAACTCCCTAAAATTGGGAGTTTTTTTTTATAATTTAATAGAATTTAGCCTTAGTGAATTGGCTATCACCGAAACAGAGCTGAAACTCATCGCTGCTGCTGCAAGCATAGGAGAGAGCAAAATCCCAAAAATAGGGTAGAGCAATCCAGCAGCCACAGGTATTCCCAGCGTGTTATAAATAAATGCAAAGAACAGATTTTCTTTGATGTTTCTCATCATCTTTTCGGAAAGGATTTTGGCTTTTACTATTCCATAGATATCGCCTTTCAGCAGGGAGATTTCTGCACTGTCTATGGCGACATCTGTCCCTGTTCCCATCGCTATTCCTATATCAGCCTGTGCAAGGGCAGGGGCGTCATTGATACCGTCGCCGGTCATTGCTACTACTTTCCCTTGTTTTTGTAATTCTTTGATTTTGTTGATTTTATCTTCTGGAAGGCAGTTGGCTTGATAATTTTTTATTCCTAATTCATTTGCTACAGCATGGGCAGTCGCCTCGTTATCTCCTGTAAGCATGATGACTTCTATGTTTTTGCTCTGCAAAAACTCTACGGCTTTTTTCGCTGTTGGTTTTAGTTTGTCGGTAAAACATAAAAATCCTATAACAACATTACTTTCAATAAGATACGAGATAGTAAAGGCCTTATCGCTAAGACTTAAGATTTTTTCTTTGATTTCATCTGCTACATGGACAGCGTTTTCTGTGATGTATTTTTCATTTCCCAAGAAATATTTTTTACCACCAATTATCCCTTCAATTCCTTTTCCGCCCACGTTTTGGAAGTCTGAAACAGCCTCTATCTGCGAGACATCAGATTTGGATAAAATAGCCTTGGATAGGGGATGTTCGCTGTTTTTATTTAATGATGCAGAAATATTGATAATTTGGTTTTCTGTATAATTTTTCGCTGGGAAAACATATTCTAACGATGGTTTGCCTTCTGTGAGCGTTCCTGTTTTGTCCGTTATCAGGACATTTATTTTTTCCATTTGTTCCAGAGCTTCAGCACTTTTAATCAAAATACCATTTTGAGCACCTTTACCGATACCCACCACCACAGACATAGGCGTAGCAAGTCCCAAAGCGCACGGACAAGCGATGATCAGCACGGCCAGAGCATTTACAAAGGCATTGAAAAACTTCGGTTCGGCGCCAAAAATCCACCATAAAACAAAGGTAAGAACGGAGATGA